TCCGCGCCCGATCCGCCGAAGTCGGTTGATACGAGTAGCACGCGTTCGCCCGCTTCGAGCATTGTAACGATTGTGTACGTTTTACCCGTTCCCGATTCGCCGTAGATGAGGATCGCGGGGCCGTTGTCCTTTTTCTCCAATAGTGAGAGTGCTTTGGGACGGGCGATGGGGGGTTTGGTTACTACAGGTGGGGTTGGTTTTTGGGGTGTTGGGATTGTTTGTTTTAAAGGTAACATTCTTCAGTTAAGATTTTTTTGTCAAGTCTCTGTATTGTATGTAACTTGTGTACCCCCGTCTATATCCCGGGATAGCAATCCACGTCGCTACTTCGGGCCCTGGGCGTAGACTGATAACGACACTCCTGGTATTAGCAACACTTGCGGCGGGGGCAACTACGGGTACTAACGCGGTGGTTAAAAACGTACGTCTGTTCATTCGGGACTTTCCCCTGTTGAAAGTCCGAGCTTTTTCCATTCTCGCCGCACTCGGTCGATATCGAGGCGTATTGGTGGTTGCGGTTGTGTAAGTACTTCGTACGCAGAATACGTCGAAACTTCAAACTTGGAATCGAAAAGTAGATAACTATCCAACGTTGGGAATAGAAACATCGTGTCTCGGAACTTAGGGTCGTTTCGAAAATCTGCTACAGATCGAATAACAGACTTTTCGTCTAATCCGAAATGCCCACCAATATTTGGATATGCACCCCAACGCCCAGATCGAATAACTGAAAGTATCACGTAACGGTCATTATCGCGAGCATCACCAATTATACTTGTCAAATCCTCTACATGGAAACACTTATGCCCAAGTTGATTCTCATAACGCACACGAACTGGAATAATGGCTTTTGGGGGTAGTTGAATTATATAACGTATTAGCTCTTCGTCTGGGATATCAGCAATACTAACTGCTCCCGCAGCAATGCATTCTTCTACGGTGGGGTTGTAAATCTTCGGACATTCATTTGTGTTCATTTTCAATTCCTCTTACTTTACAAAAACGAAAAACGAAAACCTGATTTCATTTCAACTAAAACGCCTTAGGATTTGCTCGCCCCAAGGTAATTGTCCTTTGTTAAGTGAATTTTGGTTTGCGAACGAGAGAATCGTGGGGGTTATTACTCTCAGGTTTTCGTTTTCCGTTCTTCGTGGGCGGGGACAGGCAGGGATTCGAACCCCGATTTCTCGACCCTTGCCGAGCGATTTTCCAATTAACGTACCTGCCCCCATAAAAGGAGTTTGCTAGCTTAAAATACCGACGTACCCCTTGTAGATCGAAAGCGGGGGAAAGCCCAGACGACCCACCTGAGCTTAGGGCTACGCCTCAACACATTATAGCCACCCATCCCCCGTTTAAACGAACGAAGCGGCCTTCAGCATAGTGCTCTCCACGCCCGGAAGGAGGTACAAGCGTGGGATCAAGCCGCTTCATGTGTATTAGTTTAGCACGCTTTCAGCCCGTTGTCAAGGGTTTTGATACCCTCGTTTGGGGGTAGTTTCGACAAGCCCAATTGAAACACCACCCAAGTCAACTCCTGAAGATCACGCGGGCCCGAAACTACTGGGGGCAATTCGTCCTCTGGTATTGGATAATTCCTCACAATCTCCACCGGGCCGTCCTGGGCGTAAATCCAGTTATAGTGACGGATTTCTTTCTCGACATCCGCCGAAGACGCGCCGTCTACTTGAGCCATAATAACGCCGTCTTGGATTAGTCTAGCTCTGTAATTTTTAGTCATACAATTCTTCCGAGTTCGCTGAACACGTGTTCGTAAACGTAAGCCAACCCCGCGTGTACGATATTGCCGAAAATAGTATTCTCATTCTCCGCTTTCTCAGTTCCGAGTAAGTTTAAACGCCTATACTTCTCTGGACAATCCGTAAAGGCTGATAACTTGCTATATGATAGATGATCGGGGATTTGGATTAAAGCGGGCGGCTGCGTGTTGTTGAAGCAGTCGGTGTAAAACGCACATCCACCCCATTTTGAGCATGGTGAAGGCCACGAGCGGGGCCAGTAGGGCTCGTTTATTAGTGAATTCATCTGCAACCGCGTCATACGGATGAATTCCGATACTTGGTGTGCGTTGTCGGTGGGGACTGTAATCATGAAGGTGCGGACGTCGAGGTCTTGACGTGAGATTCCACGGTACGAGAATAAATCCGCCCGCTCGACTTCGGAGTAAATACGCCACTGCCAGGAGTTGAGGTACGACGTTTTCCACGAATCGCTTTTCACCGACGCGGCGGTTGTCTTCCAATCGACGATGATACGTTTACCCGCGTGAGGTTTGTAGGCGTTCGACGGGGGGTCGGGGGCAATTGTTGCGATTAGGTCAATGATACCTTTCGTACCGTTCGAGGCGAGGAATTCTTTCTCCGGTTTTTCTATTGAAACGAAATTATCGATGTCTTCTTCTAACCAACGGTTGATCGCGGCGACGAGTACATTACCGGCTTCGTGTAGTTCTAGCCCCGTTAAGCGGTTGTTATTAGTTTTGCTTATAATGTCGTCGAGCGGGCCGTCTGGAGCGGCAAGGGCAGAGACGGTTTCTTTCAACCATTGAGTTAAGTCAATCAACGTTAGAAGCCTTCGTACCCAGATTCGAAAGTGCGCCTTTGATATAACCTTCTTGAAAGATATCTCTACCAAGTCTATCGACTAGTTCGTAAAGGTCTCCCAAACTGATTCCTAGATACGATTCACCACAACCACAACAGTAGTCTTGTGTATGACGCTCTTCATACCATTCCTTAACCAAATCTCGATAAGTTTTATTTACTTCGGACATTTACGTCAACCTCATTTTCCCAAAATCTCTTCGTCAGCGCGGCCATTCATGTACGCCGTTTGAATCGCCGAGCATATGTTCTCAAACCCCGGGCCATTAGGGTAACTTTCGTACCACGAACGGATACCTGCGTGAGTTGGATAGCCCGGTGTGCGTCCATCAGCGCGGTAGACATCTGTGCCTTTACGGTAGCCTTCTAAAAAGATATAATTGTCGGTGTTAGACCAACTCGAATCGGGGGAGTCGTCAACCGGCGTTGGGAAGATCGTCGAGAAGACTTCTTCGTAAAGTTTACCGCGTAGATCGGCGATCATTGAAGCAATTTCCTCCACTGTTGGAGTGGAGGTTTGCCAGTTACGCATGTAGGTCAACGCGCGTTCGGTGTCATTCATTGTTGCCATTTTCCTCGTCTTTGTCGTCATCTGCGAACACGTAATCAATCGGCTTCTCCAACAACGTGTCGATATTACGTGTCGTGATTTCAATCTTCTGAGGCCCGAATACATCCTGATCCGACCGCACCTGCTTAGACGCTTCCAAAGCCATCTTCCAATCGCCACCGGCAGCTGCGTCAACCATAATCTTATTCGCAATCGACTGTGCTAGTTTTTTAGCAGCCTCGGGGGGCAGGGAGTAGTTTTCGACTAACGCTTTTACGGCTATTCGGAATTGGTTGCGGGCCCCGCGTACACTTCGTACAGGTGTGTCGAAGAGTTTGGCGGCTGCAACGGGGTCCGAACCAGTCGCGCGGACGTAATTGAGGAATGCTTCGGGGGAACATTGTTCGTCCGGGAGCGGTTCGTTTGGTGGTAATAGAGGTTTACTTTCCATTACTTTCTGTTCCCGGTATGTAGGTAATCTGCACAGGCTTACCAAGTGACTTCATATATGCAATCATATTCCCCGTTCCTTTTGACTTTCCATCCCAAATCGCTAGCAACTCATCCGCGTAATCGCCCATTTCTTTATTACGCCTCATTCCCGCCGACTTCCCGTAAGTATCCCAATCGGCGGGGAAGGGCGTACGAACAATCCTGTGTCTCGCTGCCCACTCATACGCCGTCGTATCGACCCCCGGGGCCATACCTGACACGACCTCCATGTGATTACCGGTGTCTATTAAAATACGCGACATCCAATCGAAGCACACTTCTTCTACAAACTTCACTTCCTTCAAATACTTAACCCACGCAATCCGCAACAGCAGACTAACCTCGCCCCCGGGAGTAGCGCTGCGCCAGCGAGGCCCGGCGTATTCACGGAAGGCCCGGAGCGGGGGCGGGAGGGCTGAGTAGTAGCGGGGACCAGCTACGATTACTTTAGTTCGCATAATAGTCATCATTGTCAGTGTAAAAGTCTCTCGCTTGGTCGAAGGCCTCTTCACGAGCACTGCAACATAAACATAACACCATATCTCGTGTTAATGCCCCGGATGCCCACAGATCGAATATTTGTTTACGTTTCTCAATCACCCATGGGTCACTATGATCGACATGGGGTGCTACGTAGACATAGGAAGTTAATTTCATTATCTTAATCCTAATGCACACTGTAGATCGTAACGGATATCCATAAGAAGTATACCCAGATGATTCTCCCCGACCCCATTACACACACCCCAATAAGTATCATTCCAAGTATTACCTTCGATGAGTTTCGCATCGCCCGTGTCAAGTAATAGTTTTTGCAATTCTGGAATTCTAAATTTACATTGCAGTAGTGTTTGCATAACCGATTGCTTAGCAATGTGAAAACAAGGTCGGATGAAGTTTTTGTACTTACGAGCTAACCGTTTTGCTTCTCCGGGGGAGTTAGCTTCCCGAATTTCATCACAAATAGCGTCGTTGTCGAATTTCGAATATTGATACGCGTGTTCGACAGTCGGGAATAGAAAACCGTCGTATTCAATTTCACTCGGCCAAAAGTTTGACAGAAACCGGTATTCGCCTTGGAAGGAATCGATTACCGAACGGGGGATTTTGTTAATTTTCAGTTCCAAGAACTTTCTCCAACTTCTTCTCGGCGTTCTTCTTAATCGCCTTCGCTTTCGTCGATTGCGGGTAATGTTCCGCCCACTGTTCCCAGGTAATCTTAGGTTTAATCTTCTTCGGTTTCTTTTTTGGTTTAATGTAAATTACTAACGGACGTGTCTTCCACCGGGGGGTTCGACGGGGTTCTTTGGGGATAGCTGCAATCTGCGCCTGTACGCCCGCGTCGTTGTAGCCGAGGAACTCCAACAAAGGAACCTTCGTGCCGTCCTTCTTCGCGACCATATTCTCAGCCGATTTGAGTTGGGTTAAGAATAATTCCGCGTACGGGGGGTTGAATGTATTTGTGCGCGTGGGTTGAAATGGGGGTGAGTTCATGATCTGGGGCCCTTTGAACATCAATTCACCTTCATTACTGAGCCACACGCGGTTACCGACGATGGTTTGCATATACGCAGGTTGGTCGGGCACGGGCGAACCGTCTTCGTAGAAATAACCGTCTACGATTACGGCAGTGAACCGGGCGATGTTGCGGAAGGTATATTTCTGCGACGGTGCGAGTTCAGTGAAGCGTTCGAGGGTGATTACTTTACGGGCGTAGATGTTCATTTTTGTCTCAATCGCTCCACTAGCGAGCGGTAACATTTCTGACACAAATCGTGGCTATCATCGGCGCGTAACTTTCTCTTCGCTTTCGACCAATACAACGCCGGTTTGTCGTTGCATAACTTGCATAAGCGTTTCATTGTTCATGACCGGTATAGAGTCCAACCTTTGCCTTGTGGAGCGCGTTCGTTGAATGGCTCGGGGAGTGGGTTTAAACACACGTCAGCGGCAGCATCGGCGGGCGTCGTGAATACACGGGGGATAGGCAAACATAAACTTGACCAAAGCAATCGTCCCCCATCGGGGGTATCACTGTATGTTTTCCAAATCCACTTAGCACCAAAGGATGTCACTTCATGTCGATGTAGCCAGATGGGATTAGTAATACGAAAAGTCAAACCTGATATAGAGTAGTCTACGTCCCAATTTTCATCATAGAAATCGATTCGTGCATCAGTCTTTTTAATTTTTGCCGGTTTATTTTTGGTCTTACGAGCCATTGGATTTCTTTCAACTTCTTTTTTACAATCGCTTTCGCTTGTTGATTCGCGCGTCGGGGTAGCTTCTTAATCAACAAACGTTGATTTTCGTACTCTAGATGTGAGAGAACGGAGATTAAGAAACGTTCACCTTTTGCGTAGTCTACGAACGTATGCGCGCCGCTACCCACTTACGCATCCTTCGCCAACGTTCTTCGGGCGTCTCACCGTAGCGCCCGCATTCGTCGTTTTCGTAAACAATCTCCTGTGCTAGACACGGGGCGATGTCCAATGCAGCAGCTACGTCTTCGGGTTCTTCAGGGTCAATGTTGGCGGTTTCGATATTTCGTTTCTTGAAGACCGCGCCGAGAGTACAAACGTCGCCTTCATCATTTTGTAAATCGTTAGTAATGAGGCACTTTTCGGGCAACGCATCGAGGGCTTCCAACGTGTCTTTCAATAGTTTCTGACCCCGTTCTCCACGGATGGAACTAGCAACCTGTCCCCGCCAACGGAGTAGACCCCAAGTATCATCCATGTCATCAACATAACCTGAACGGCTCATTTCAGTTTTTCCTTTCTAAAAACGTTCGTAAACGCCCGCCGCATTAGTAAACCAGACTTCTTTGAATACAAACGCCCGTAATGCGTCAGCACACGACGAACAGGGCCGCGCCATTCCAAACGACCCATCGGGACGTATTCGCTCAATCATTAAGGTACACCGCGACAAACGTTCGATACCTATATGATAACACGCTTCTCTGATCGCGTCAAGTTCCGCGTGGACGTAGGGTTTATAGTGACGGGCACCGTATAAACGTTGGAGACGGGAGGATTTTGTGTACGAATTGTAGCCAGTGCAGATGAGGCGGTTTTTGTAATACACGCGCGCTTCTAGGCGTTGTTTCACGTGGAAATGTCTCGGTTAATTTGTGCCCGGGGGTCCCAATTCTCGGGCGGCAGTGTAGTGGGGGAAAACCACTCGTAGCCTTCTAGAATCCACTCAGCGCGTAATTCCTCGTGCGTCATTTCAACGTCATCGAAACCGAATTCAACCCCACAACACGGGCAGATGTTCCAGTCACGGGGAGGAGCGGGCATTTCGGGGTAAAAACAAACCGGGCAAGTGTACATTTTAACGAACCCGTTCGCGTAGGGTGATGGTTCGGAAGGCTTTCGTATCACGAGGCCAAATTGGTGGTAATGTGCATGACGCAATTCCAGTAGTCCCGGCGCGTTCCCAAATTAAAGGGATAGTGTTTAAATCATCCGAGTGAGATAAATATAATCTTCGGCTAGGTAGTAAAATCTCGTCTCTTACTGTGCAGCGATAAATGGCTTCCTTACTTCCAGAAAATGACAGTGCAGCATCGGCACTTGTAAATACCAAAATCCCCCCAACTTTTGCCGTTACAGGTCTATGTACATAGTATTGTAATCCAAACTCCCCAAGTTGAGATTTCATAACAGAATACAGTTTATTATTCTCAACCGAAACGACTTTGTAGTATTCTTGTTTCTTACCCATTCTTACCTCCCGAATCGTTTTTGTCCAAAAACAACTCAACCATGGGCCAGTTACCAGGTTGCTGACGCGTGATTTGGTACAGTTCGTAGATGAAATCCTCGTAGCGGTTTGTCGTAGCGGGCGGGGTGGCGGGTTTCTTTTTCTGAATTCTTTCTCGCATGTTTAATAAATCCTTTCCCGGAGTGTAATTGTTTTAAAGGCGCGTGTGCTTGGAGGCCACCTAGTCATGTCGGAAGCGGGATTATCTAGAGTGGCCGAGTTCTCCCAAACAAAGGCAAAGGTCTCGTTTCGCCAGAAACCCGCACGAAATTTTGGCAAATAAACTTCATCTCGCACTGTACAGCGATAAATTCTACGATCATGATAAAATGCCCAACAATTTATAGCAGCCTCTAGCGAGGAAAAAACAAGTAATCCTCCTAGATTTGCACTAACCGGACGGTGTACGTAGTACTGTGTTTTTAGTTCTGTGGGCAGATCTTTCTCAGTAAACGAAAAAAGTTTTCCATTCCTAATACTAACTACTTTGTAATATTCTTGCTTTTTCATTCCTTAACCTCAAATTCGTAAGACAAAACTTGCGCGGCGAATTCCAACTCATCTTCCGGCGACGGGCGGCAGCAATCGACGTTGATACCTTGCCCTAAACCCGGCGAGCAGTGTTTGGGGTAGAACGGCGCGATGCGGGTATCGATGAAGCGGGCTAGTTCGGTTAGGAAGGATTCATGGATTGGCGTTAACGCGACGTGTCTCGACTTCTGCGCATACGACGGCGGTAACAAACGCCCGGCGCGAATACGGACGCCTTTGATGTGCAAGACGCATAACGAACCGAGGAATAGCCGTAGCGAGAAGCGGAGGAAAGTTTTGTCTTTGTTTTCCGTTAGTTTGGAGATTTCGAAGTGGGCTTTCATTTGATGCGTTCGCGTAGAGTTACGGTTTTGAAAGCACAGGTGCCTACGGGCCAGGGTGCTCGAACTCGAATTTTTGATAAATCATTTCCCCAACAGTCTTCAAACTCGTAGAATTTCAAATCCCAATCGAATTCTACTCTATATGTAGGTAGTTGAATTTCGTCACGAACAGTACAGCGATAAATCCTACGATCACCATAAGATCTCCAAGTGTGTATCGCAAAATCAAGTGAATTAAAAACGAGTAATCCTCCTACGGTTGCGGTTACCGGGCGGTGTACATAGTATTGCATTTGGAGATTTGCAGGAAGACTATCCTTAGCATAGGAGAAAAGTTTTCCATTTTCGACAGATACGACTTTGTAGTATTCTTGTTTCTTCGACACTAGTTCACCAACTTACTTTCCTCGGGCATGTTAGTCAAAGTTTCTTCAGCAATCTTACCCACTGCTTCAACAAACGCCTCGTAACCGTTTGTAAAGAGAACATTTCGCAATTCGACGATAAGTGCGTATTGAGTTGTATAGAACTTCGCGAGTTGACTAAGTACGGAGGCAGTCGGCGTACCCTGGACTTGGCGGAAAGCATTATCGAGGATGAGCGTCGCGGTGTAATAACCCGTCAGAATGCCGTCGCAGTAGGCAGCAGCGGATTCGGGGGTGCCGTAGATTTCTGGCACCTGGATGATCGAGCAAATGGATTCTTTCGGAGCGTTGCGTTGCATTTTTCTACAGTTCCTTTTGGTGTTTAAACGTTCGTTTGGGAGTGCGCGGGGCCCGTTTTCAACCCACACTGAACAGTGTTCATTTTCTGTATTAGGCAAAAGGCCACTTTGGCGGGGGTTTTTGACCATTTTTCGTTCCCTACAATATTACTACTGATTATAATAGGCATTTTCGGCGCCTAATTATAGTCACTAGTGCTCGTAACTAACCCCCTTACGGACGTAAGGGGAGTAAGGGGGTAAAGCGAGCCCACTCAGGCGGGCCCGATACGCACTCCCGCTGGGGCTCACGTGCGATCGGTCTCTGCCCCGTGGGTAGTGGGGGTAGTGGTCGTCGTAGTAGCGTTTAAACGGTCGTGTGCAATGTTCTGGACCGATTCAACGAACGCTTGTGTAGTTTTCTGGAGAGCTTTAAAAGCCTCTTGGGGTGTGTCTCCGTGCGTGTAGAGATCGAGGGCCGGGAAGTACGCAACCCACAGTTCGGAGTAGTTCGGGTCGGGATAGGTCCATACGGCGAGGTTCTCAAGGTGTACAGTGCCCTGCATTGGCCCAGAATTGACCGTGGTGAGGTCGGCGGGGGTGGGGTGGTGGTTAGGCATGGTTTTTGTCTCCGATTCGTTGTAGGGCGTTTTAACGCGTTTTTCCGGGGTCACGGTCGCGGTAGACGATCCGCCACGGGGTGATTTCTACGCCCGGGGGAAGGGTCGCGGCCATGTTCAGAACGTCGATTCCGTCGAGGAGGAGTTTCTTGTAAGCTGCGAGGTAGTAATTTTCGTAAGTTTCGTGTATGTATGCGCTGCGTTTAAATGTAACTCCGTTCAGAGTGTATTCTTTACCCACAACTCCATCGAATGCAATAGTATAGAGGGGATTAGGTTGTGAGGTATTCTCGTGTGGGGTAACTGGAGTTGGCGGGGTAGGGGTAACTGGGGGTTTGTGAGGAGGAAGTAACTCGCCATTCTCACGGAACCACTTCTCGAAGGCTTGTTTACCGGCGCTCGACCAGACGGAGTAACGCGTTGTTCTCTTACGGGCGGCATTGAAGGCTTCGCGGTAGGCTTCGTACAGAGTGTCGTAGTCGGAAACTTTAACCGTGCCACTATCTGAAAAGACAACGGTGGAGGTTGTACAATTTTCTTCATTAATCACACACGCTAGAATATCGCGCACTCTACCGAAAGAAACGTTCGTACGAAACCCCCCGCACTCGAACGTGAACGACATCTTGGGTTCTTTAGCGGACTTCGGCTCGTGGATGCCACCCGGGCGTTTCAGGTAAGCTTCCCATGCGGCGCGGCGGAAGTCGTGAGGGAATTTCTTCAACGCTCGTTGTAGTGCGAGCTTCCGACCTGTTTCGGCGTTGGGGACGTCGATGGGGTTACGGTTCGAGACACCCGTGACTATTGAATCACAGAAGTTAGTCTGGATGTCGCAAAGAGTTTTATTCTCGGATGGGGTTGTGAATACAATTTTGTAGAGGAAAGCCGCGCTTGTGCCCTCACCCCACATGAATTCGACCGCTTCCCGGTAGTTGGGGTCGTAGGAGTCGTTTGTGTATTCACGCGGCTCACGGCAGTCTTCGGCGGGATACCATTTTGTAGTAACCTTCCACAGGGGTTCGTTTTCAACGCGGGTTGGTGCGGGTTTGGTGCGGAAGGTTGTTACGGGGATATCTACGGACAATCCCTCATCTTGGTATGAACGGTTGTTACAGAAAAATTCCCACGCTTTGTGGAAAGTGGGGAATACGCCCGCCACGGTACCTGCGTTATCGGAGAGTTTGTATAGAGTTGTTTTAGAAGTGTAGGATGTAAATTTTTCGATGTAATCTTTAGAAACATGGCCCCCAGTAGTGGATGGAAACCAAATATTGATGCGGTCGGGGCGAACTGAATCTTGTTCTGTGTAGTATGTACCTCGATCAGTGTTGCAGAAAAGGTTGTTCATTGAAGTGTTTTCTTCCTTATTTTGACCTTCTTCACGAATACGTTGTTTACGGAATTCCTCCCATGCGGTTTGGGCGTTTTCATAACGCGTAGCGCGGTATGGGTCGAGGATGGCTAGTTTGACATCACCGCTTGTAAATGAGCTAATGTAGCCGATTTGTCTGAATGTTCCGGGTTCGGGGGTTTGTGAATAGATGTCATGCCACCCGGGGATTGCCGGGTATTCTTTAGCGAAGTATTCGTTACGGGCGGTTTTGAAGTTAGCGAGCATTTGATTAAAGTTCCTTTCTTTTATTCGACGCACGGCTTGAGGAGCCAATTCACGAAGCGTTTCCACAGCGTAACCCGAGGCGGGTAACTGCAAGCGTGGCACTCGCATGACAACCGGCGTTCGCAGCCTTCGGGGTATAGGTGGTCGTGGTGCGGGCGGCGTAGTGGGGGAAGCGGTAGTCCGAGGTTGTCAGATATGCCTTTATCCAATGCTCGTTCGATTTCTTCGTTGGGGTAGATTGCGGTGATGGCCCGGACGGGGATTTCATTCAAATAAGTGTCTTCGTCCGTTTCCCCGGGTTGCTCACTCGAAATGGGTAACGAGGCAGGAGTAGTGGGGGTGTCGTCACTCGGAATAAGTTCATTTGGAATAACTAGTGATTTTTCTTCCCATGAGGAAAATGATGAAGACCAGTAGTAGCGGGTTACTACGGCTGCATTCTCGTCGTGGTAAGTCCATAACTCGGGCGTAACGAAGACGGCGACTCGCTTGTTTTGCGCATGATAAGCGTTTAGGTGTTCGTGCAGCGCGACGATATGGAAGGGGTTGGTGAGTTGATAAGACTGTTGTTTGATCAGTCGATAGGAAGGTTTCTTGCGGATCAATTCCCCGGTGCGCTTGTTTGTGGTGCGTTCGGGGTTGTAGATGTAGCCGATAACAACGTGGTTGGCTCGGAGATTGACTTCTGCGTTTGCGATGTCTTCGGGCGTGTCACAGTTGTCGTTGTTTGTGTCGGCGTTCACGGGTGCGTCCCAGTTGAATACGTCTTGTTTGTCGGTAGATGGCGATGACATTAGGCTGATTCTTTTCCTTGAATTTTGGTTCGGATGTCTTCAATGCGCATTTTTGCCCGCAAGGCAGTGTTGTAGACCCCGGATTCGTATTCAGTTTTATCGGGTTTGGAATCGAGGAAGTCTACCATGGCTTCGAATAGGGCGTAGCTGAGATTGAGTTCTTGTAGGATTTGTTCTGGGGTCATTCGGTGCCCCCGGGCGGTGTGACTCGAAATTGCTCACACAAGTTATGTAAATGCGAAAGGACTTCTTGGAAAGCATCCACGCGGCCCCCGTAGTAGTTTTCTTCGATGTCGTTTGTGGCCGCGCCCCAGTTTTGAAGAGATTCGTTGTAGAGATTGGAAAGGGTTGTTTCTAGTTTTTCGATGTGTTCCGGGGTCATTGTTGTCTTTCTGACGATTCGTGTAGATCGGCTTTGGCGTCGTATAAGGCGGATTTTACTAGTTTTATCGCAAAATCCAGACCGCTCATCTCGCCGTCTATAAGAGCCTCAGTTACGGGGTCGGTGGCGGCGATCCAATCGGCGTAGATTACATTGTGCCGGTATCGGAGGTCGCAGATGATTTTTTCTAATTCGTTTATGCGTTTTTCAAGCATTTTCAATAACTCAATTCGGCTAGAATTTGTTTCGTGAGGTAATCGGGCCCCGATTCCATATAATCGTCGTTTAAACGGTCGTAGAGGCCCAGGGAGCGTTCGTTTGTGTCGTCGTCATCGTCGTAGGGGGCGTCCCAGATAGGTTCGTAAGGGGCGTCCGGTACGTCGGCGGACAACGCGGCTTGCTCGAGCTTCCTAGTCTCATTGTCACATGCTACGCGCGCCGAGTCAAGGTCAGAAGCATTAACTTGTGGCAGAATGTGGCGTTTGAGGGCGTTTAGCAGCGCCCGTTCGAGTTCGTCCCGGATGTCGTCGGATGTAAGGAAGGGACGCGGCGTGAAGTCAAGGACGCCTTCAAAATAGAATATGTGGCCCGTGTAGCTGACGGTTAAGTCGTTTGTAGTGAAGTCTGGTAGATCGAAACGGAAGCGGATTTTCATTACTTTTAATCCTCGTAGGTCACTACGCGGTCGGCGCGGCGGACGGTTACGTAGCTGTTTTCAAGGAAGTCTTTTACCGAGTTCATTGCAGCGTGATAGCCTCGATACCAACGGGCTGCGTATTCGTTGTCGGCGTCTGTGTATTGTAAGTTGTATTCATGTGAAAGTTGAATTGCCCTTTCCAAGAATTCGTTTAAAGTCTCGCCCGGTTTCGTTTCGGGTAGTGGGGAGGTTGGGATTTTCATGGTTTTACCCCGGTGCGCACTCGAAATGTATGGTTCGAAAGGTAGAGATGAAGATTATTGACTAGCATTATTTTCACTCCGGTTTAGTTCCGTAATGGAACTTTTTTGACAAAAGTCCGGTAACAACAACTCACGTAAAGTAACCCACCCCGGGTATAATTCGGACGGGCTCACACGAGATAGGTCACTTGAAGATACGTAACGAGGAAACATAACGTGGTCAAATGGGGAAGGATGGTTGTCAGTCAACAAACGGCGGAATAGCCCGAGGTCATTAGCGTAATTGATTACGTTCGTGCCGTGCTTGAAGTACGAGATGCGGGCAATGCGGGCGACTGCGATTGAGGCAGCGAATGCGAGGTAATTGTAAACGCCCCCCGGTTGCACACGCGCAGGGCTCACTGAAAGTTGGTCACGGGAAAGTAGTAGCGAAGATAAGTCACACGTTTCGTCGTAGTAATTTTCGCCGTTTTTAACGAATTCTTCGAACGACGGTGCAAACGGAGCGTGTAATGACGCGTTATCCTTGGCCCCGGGCCCCGTTTCATAAGAATTTTTTATCATATTCGCGAGTTTTATGAATTCGGGTTGGGCGTTTGTCGTGCAGCGTTGTTTGAATAAATTTTCCCACCCGAATTTGTTCGACGTTATTACATACGTCTGCCATTGGTACGGCGCGAGAGGACGGTTCGCGTGTTGTTTGTGGACTCCGAGGGCCGCTAAGGCGCGTGAGGACAGACGGGCGTTCAGCCTACCCCACTCCCACGCACAACGCGACAGGAAGGCCCTGGGGCCCGTGAAGGGGTGTTCTAGGTCCGCTACCATACCGGGCCGGTTGGGGTAGAATGTGGCGGGGCAGTATGTGACTGAGAAGATGATGGTGCGGTTGGGTATCGCGCGTGAAGAGGCGGCGTTGCGTGACATCATGCGGTGTGTTAACAGTTCCTCGGCGATTAGACGCGGGAAGGTTATTTCGAATGTAGTTACGCGTGTTGTGGGGTCGTCGTCGATTTGGGAGTCGGCGAGTTTGTTTACGTAATACTCAGTTCGCATTGTTTTACAGGCTTCTCCACTGGATTTCCGTGGTATACCAAACTTTCTAGTTTTACGAATTTGTACGCTTGAGTTCCCCGGGGCCAGATCGAGGAGTCTGCGCTGAGTTTCCAAAGTTCGCGGTAATTATCATCTTTTGGGAAATAACCTCTACAACCTAAAGGAATGAGATCAAAAACTTCAACTTTCCAAATTTCCAATACGCGCGGACGACCATTTACGAAATCCGCCGCCCACTCGAATGAGTCGAATACCAGTAAACCCCCGTAGGGTGCTTCTGTCCAACTATCGGATGAATACTCAACGGAGTCTGGGATATGCCCGTGCATGGCTGACATGCGTTTACCATCGACAATGGAAACAACTTTGTAGCAAGGTATCGATGAAGTTTCTTCGGCAGCCATTTAGCGTTCTCCTTCGGTTGTGGGGAAGATTCGTTTATCTAATCGGACACGTTTGTAGGCGCAAGTCTGCGAGGGCCAATTTCGGGGTAAAGATATCCATGAGCCCACGGCAAGTGCGCCGTTCCATCCCATTCCACAATTCAACCCCGTGTCGAGCATGTTAAAACCTAGCGGAACAGGTTCTTCACAAGAGACTTCCCAAAGCTCTCGATAATAAAATTGGTACCAGTCGAACAAATCGTCATACATTTCTTCAAATACTAGTAGCCCGCCGTAAGGAGCTTCAACCCATTCTCCGGGCTTGTATTCTACAGGATCGTCAATTTGCCGGTAAGACATAGATAAACGTTTTCCCTTAACGACAGAAACGATTTTATAAGCGGTCGTTACGGGTGTTTCTACAGAAGCCATATATCTTTTTCCGGCTGCCCTTCGGAGTCGTAATCGGGGTGTACGAGTCTGAACTCGTTGACAATCTTCATGTGCGTAGGCTCACGTATACCAAGTGTCGGAGGGTCGTAACACTGGCACGCTTCTATTCTTACATCATAATCGTGACCGTTCTCCGCTTGTTCGAGAAGAAAACGGCCCAATTCGCTTGCTTTCATTCTGTGTTCCTTTCTTTAACCCGGTTCGCGTAACCCCGGGGGTGCTCACTGAAAAGTAATAGCCCGAAAGAGCTTCACCGGAGGAGGTAACCGAGGGTACCCGATTCAACATCAAGGTCAAGGGGCTTCTGGTACTGATTCTATTACGGTTCGGAGCCCCGCGTCAAAGGCTTTTTTTGCTTCTTTTTTCGCGTTCTCGTAGGAGGAGAACCAGTGGCGCTCGGGGCCGATTGTGAGGTAGTACCCCCGGGGGCATTCTTTGAGTACTACGTTAGCGGTTTTCACAGTAAATAATCATTCCGGCTACGAAGGCTATGAGACCAGTTACGATCAAGCCGAAAACGGTGTTTGCTATAAAACTGGCCATTATAAACGCCAACATGGAGATTGTCAATAAAGCGGGCCCGAGGTATTTCATGAATTTTCTTCTTTGAGTTTTTCGTAGTTCTTAGCCGCTTCCGCCCGCCAGTTTGCGTGTGAACGATAGCACTCGTGGCGCGGATTATATCCGTGGACGGTTGTGTAGATGTCACTCAGTATTTGGTCGCACTTAGTGAAGTAGCGATGTAGATCTTTTACAGGAGTTTTTCTAAAGAATCTTTCACGTTCCTCGTCTGTCGCATTGGCGAGAGAGATTCCGACAAGACAGAAGAAGTCCTCTACAAAGTCATCTTCCATTAGTCGATCAATATAGTCGAGTATTTGTTCGGGTGTTAGTTCGTTTGTCTCAGTCATTGTTATTGGCGTCCGTTTGGTGTGGAAAAATACAACGGTCGAGGCGGACTTTTCGGAATGCTTGTGTGTGGGAAGGCCAATAGTCATAGGCATCTTTCCGCCCGCGAGTCCAATTCTTTCGAAATGTATCCTCGTCGTGGATACTATAAGAACGCGACATTAACTCAACCGGTTCATCACAAGTAACTTCATATATTCGAACATCTATGAGGTTGTTATCATGCGGAAATTCGAGGGCCGCATTATAAAAGTCAAAAACCAAAATCCCCCCGTAAGGTGCTTCAGCAAACTCCCCGACTGTGTATTTGACTGGGTTTGGTAGCCACGCGTGCATCGCCGACCACAATTCGCCGTCCACACAATCGACGACTTTGTAATATTTCTTTTTCGTCTTAATCATTGTCGGTATCCTTTCTCGGGTCAAACGGGGCCCGCCGGTCGAGGTAGCTCAAAACATCCTCACACAACGCACGCGCGTAGCGTAGGGCTTTATCCTTTGCGGCGTTCTCATCCGGGGCGGTTCCAATCAACGACCCTAGGACGTAGACTGTATAAGAGTTACCTTTGGTTGCCTTAGCGATCTCAATAGACAACCAATCATTTATGTGTAGAGAAATTCCGTCCGGGCCGTATGGGGACCAATCGTTTTCGCTCATTATCAACGAATCCTCACGAATGAGATGTAGAATTTAGGACTAAACCACAACGACCACGAAGTGAATCGCTCGTTGACTTCGGCGTTGTAGCCTTGGGTTTTGAGAAAAAGCGGGTAGAGGCGGATCATACGATAACGACTCCTGTTTGAAATACTTCATACTTCCGCCCCCGCGCCCATACATAGCAGATGTAACCTTGAACACGCTTCTCGACGCCCTTGACGGTGGTGTCGTAGACGTATTCGTAAGCGTGGCAGTAGGGGAGTTTGGTCCATAGACGGACGAGTAGCGGGGTGCTTGTGAAGGCTTTCATCTTAACTCTCCTCCCGCTCTTGTCGTTTTCTGTCCGCCACACAATGCCCGGCCCACCATGTTAGGAGCTTACCGGCCATGACGTCGTGGCGATTTTCGGAAATCAGACTCATTAGTGATTCTTCAGGAAGTTCTCTCAGTAGCCCGCAAAGAGTCGATACGAGATTGTTGATGTCGGTTAGCGTAGAGAGGGTATTGTTTTCAAAAATATCCGGGCAAGGTTTGTTGATTTTCTCTACAAGCCATCTACCGATGGTTTGCAAGTCAGTGATGTTGCGCGATATGATTCCGTAGTACGGATTGTCGCGGCGGTCGTCGTAGCAGGGCATTTCGTCAATTCTCTCCCACGTCACGTAAGCGGAATGCCTCACAACGGACAGCATCCGTGCTTGAAACGTTTTTGTTCAACCATATATTAGGCTTAATGATATCCCGTACCCAATTGGGTAGTTTCGGCGCACAGACTAAGGTGCCGGGATAGTCTTTAACGAAAACGCAATTCTCACATTTCCGTAGCAGGTTCGTCATTGTTTGTTTCCTTAGACTCCATTACGAATTGTTGCCCGCAGTAGCAGTACGGTAACCCCCCGTCGAATGCTTCCCTAGAACCGCGTAAAATAACCGGCTTCTCATGCGCGGGACATACGATCTTGCGCATTCTCGTAGTCTGCTTCAGCCGCTCTGCTGGAACGGTCGCTACGTGCGGATACTCTCCCATCGCAGCGCCGAGCCCCGCTAGCGTTTGAGCCGTCTCGCTTCCTGATTCAGGATACCAGCGTTTGCCTACCCGAGTCAAGGAAAATTGGTGTTTAAACGCGCGTGGGGGTTTCGGACCGGCGATTGCGTACACGAGTTCGCCGAAGAGCGTTTCGAGGATTGTGGATTTTTCCCACAGTTCCGACGAGATGAAGATGTGATACGTAACGCCGTCTGCTGATTGGTCCGCGTCGATTACAGCCGAGCGCGATCTGCCGGATGGTTTTGAAACGGATACTTTGATTAGCGGAACAATAACGTCGGCGGGTTCGAATATCGCGGTAGTAATTCGCGCAATTGCGTCTTCGAGCCATTCTTCTCGTGTTACACGGGGCCCCGTTTGACCGGTTGTTTGCTCACTCATTTTATTTACCTTGAAGTTTATTTTGAATTTCTAGCACATAACCCCGGAGTTCGCCCAAGGCCATAGATTGCATGACCGAAGGTGGTTCGAGGTGGAGAGCAACTCCGCGACTGAGGTTTCGGATAACGTCGAGTGTATAGTTTGTAAGTTCCCAGATTTCTTTTTCCTTATTAGTCATTGTGTAATTAATCCTTACGAGAATTAGCGAAAACCAAACTAATCATCCGAAACGCAAGCGCGACGAGGAATGATTGTGCAAACGTAATCGTCGGGATGAGCGCGGGAAATACGCTGTGAAGTATTTGAAATGCTCCCCACACGAATGCGGTAAGTATCGTGAACGACACGATAAGTACCAAAATCAACACGGTCAAAGTCATTGGATTTGTGCTCCTAGAATGTTTTTGCTTGTTTTTACGATATACGGGTGTGAAGTATTTAGTTTTCCGCCAATTCAGGTTCTTCATTTTCGACAACTTCGTAGCCCGCCAGATTTAACGCGTGCGCATGATCGTAACCGCCCCGATAGGAACCTTCCATCTCCGATATCCAGTCAAGTACATTGCCTTCTGCATCAGCTTCAAAGATGTATGTTTCGGGGCCGCAGAAACGTGCGTATGAAGCCGAAACGACTACATACGGAATGGGCTTGACATCAGCTTGTGCCGGGGGATCTAAGCGGTATAGGTGAGCCAGCCCTTTGTATCCGGGGAGATTGGATTTTACTAACGTTGCAGTTTTGTTAGACATTTTTACCTTTCGGTTCCGAATCCTTCTCAATAGTTTTCTTATACAACGTTTGAGACGCAGTGTGGTAGACGATGATGCCTTCGGGCAACATGTATCCACGCTTCGCATACGACCCCCGGGTGTATAGGTCGAATAACACATCGTCGATAGAGACAGAGTCAAACGGGCCCCGGTGGAGAGTGGGAACGACACGGGCGGGCGAAGGAACGTTATCGTAATTCCAAACCCCGACATTGAATAGTGAGAAATAACGCTCGCCTTTCTCACACCCATAACCGCGACCGATTCCGTGCCCCCACCACTCGCCGTAGTGCCAACCGGGGCCGAGTTTCAACAAGTCATTCTTATTCGCATACGCCCATGAGGAGAAACCGAAGTTATCATCACCGGGGATGATCCATCGATTACGCGAGCCGGTGTAAAAACCACCGTCATCTGTGATGTGGATAACGGCGTTAGTGCCGTCTAGTTTCTCCGTTACCACACACTCGCGTGTTAGGCGGGCGATTTTGGGGTAAGGTTGGAATGGGGTTGTGTTCATTTTATTCCGATCCTTGAATGCAGAATGCTACGGGGGTGTTGAAGATTTCGGGTTCGTTTTTGAGAAACGAGGTTTTGTTTCCAAAGTCTTCTTTATCGTATTCGTCAATAAACGTACCGTCGTGGAAGAAATTGTTCGAAAACGCCCTTTCCGCGCCAGACGTAGAGTTTCACAAACAAATTCCTCCGCACTTTTTACAAGGTCCGCCGATACCACCTACAGATGCTAGGGAGTATTCTTTACCGCAGTCTTGACAACGGACATCCGCGTATAGAGCCCAGGTTCCGTTATCGAGGATATCTCTGTCAGATAATCCTTGTTTTCTAGCAACGTCTGGATAGAGCTTCATTCTTCACCATCCTTCGGGGAATATTAGGTTAGCCGGACGCGGTTCGTAGAACAACGACTTCATGTAATCTTCGTCGAAGCCCGCTATCCCGCAGCCGACTTTGGTTAGTAAGAATTCTTTGTCGGGATTCAAATGGCAAGTCTGGTAGAGATTGTACACAGCCATTTTCAGGGTAAGTACAGGCACTTTGCGAAAATAACTATCTAAAGTCGGGAATGCGTATGACTGACCTTGCAACCCTTCTCCAATACCATACTTAGCCCCAAACTTCTCAAGCGCTACCCTCGCAGCGCCCGCGCCGTGCCGTCCCGCGAGGTTAGAACCGAAAACGAACACTTGGTTCGGTTCGAGTTTTTCAATGTTGTCAGGTGTGTGTTTCACAATCAATCTCCGTGCCAACTGTTCTAGTCGTGTTGTTCAACAACTTCCGTCACGCGAATTTTGCGCAAATATGTATTATCCTCACGCCACATAAGTAAAGTCTTAGCCCAGTTTCGGACCGCGCCGTATGACCCGTGAGCATAAGCGATATCATAATTATCCAGGCCGTGGGTTGTAGCTATATTCGTCACCGCCCAGTAACCCATTTCGTTTAATTCATAGGCGGGCATTTGATGAGTTCCTCTAGTCGAGTGAGGGCGGCGCGTATTGTTGCGATTTCTTCATGAATAGGATCAACGGGCTGATTATCGATGCATTCAACTATCCATGTGTATTTGTAAGTTCCACCCCCGCATTCACAAATGCTTGTTATATTTGTGGTACTGTAGCTTATATAAAATTCTTTGGCATTAGGTTCTCTATACTCGGTAACCTTCCAATAAGTACCGTAAGCATTCAAGCTAGGATGTTTACCCTCATAATCTTGGATAACCATACCAATTCTGTACCGCTGATCGTACGGCTTCGAGAAATCTGGTATTTCAAATTGCATTTTCAAATCCTTTTTTCATGAAAATCTGGTAGTGGCGGCGGGGCTCGAACCCGCATTTTGCGCTAATCTGGCGCTATACCCGTTTATAAGACGGGGGTTTTACCGGTTAAACTACGCCACTGTTTGTTACTGATTAGGCCCGCTTGACGGGCGTACTATGATTCGAAAGAACTCACTTCGAAAATGTTACGGAAGGCTGTTTAATAATACGCTTCCCGTGAATTGGACACCGGAGTATGAGTTTCTGGCCCGGGCGTAAGGTGATGTGAAGCGGGCGGTTGCAGGTACAGATGCCTGTTGTTGGGGGTTTTTCGTTATTCATATGCAGGTTTACCCAATTTCATCATCACAAGCGGAACATAGCTCTACAGGAACAAGTCCCCACTTAGCACCCATCGGGATACAATTAATACGAGTTGCTTGGCTCTTCTCACAACACCAGCAAATGCCGAAGTACTTAATTCCGGGTGCATCTGAAGTAAGCGGTAGGGATTCAATATTGGCCATTTTCAAATAACCCCATCCGGGCGGTTGTCGATTTCGCGTAGAATCTCAAACCGCGTATCAATGTCAAGATCGGGGTTTTCGAAAACCGGGCCGGAAATGGACGATACGCGGACGATGCCGTATGGGGTGTCCCAAACTTCCTCGAAGCCCGCGTTCCAGGTTTCTTGTGCGCTAAGTAACGAATACATTTGTTATCACACTCCTATTTGGATGAGATTTTTCCTAATCCCGTGCGGTTTGACGACGATATTTTTCCTCGGGTCATTCGGGCCCCGCGAGCCGTTACACAACCCGCACGTAATGCAATGCGTTTTCGATCCACCCTCGGCAGTGGCGGGGCAGTAAACTTCTTCAGACGTAAAACGTGAATGGTCAGTTTCCATCCGAAACCAGCGGTAGCCTTTTTTCTCAGCTACGATAGTGTCAATCGCTCGATCGATGGACGCCATGAACACATTCGCGTACAGCGGATCACATTTCTGCCATTGATGCGTATAACCCGTCCAGCCGTCCGCGATACTGTTGAAAAACGCCACAGTTACGTACGGAATAAAAGCCGGATCGCCGTAAGCTCCCCATCGAATTGCGCGGCCCCTAAACGCATCCGTATGCGTCCTATTTGAGGAGTCAAAAACCGGATACAACCCACGATGGTAGGCTTTCCACACAATCAGTGGACCATGCTCGACGCGGACATAACACCCTTGCCCACTACGCAGCGGGCAATCGCCACAAATCGTATCGTCAGTACCGTCTTTACGCGCCTGAACCGGATTGCGCGACGAATCCAGAATGTAAACCTGAATCATGTTGCTGGTTTTCACATTACCAGAATTCAGTACGGCGACCGCGATAAGGCTACCACATGGGTCCTGCCAGATCGTGTAGCCGCTAGGCTTGGGGTCCTTCATGTCTCTATTATGCTCCCCTCGCGCTCCCAGGTCAAGCCAAAAACGAGCGTTTATACGCTTTTTTCGCCCCGCCCCCGGCCATAGTACTACGCCCACGAAAGTACTAGTACCAGCCCGTTCATCGGGCGCACACCCCACTCGAAGTCAATAACATGCCAATAACAAAATTCAAATTCTAAATTTGGATTTTAAAACGACTAATTTTCAATTCCACGAATCGCTATTTAGCGCTTTTAACGGCGACGTGAGCGTGTGTATGTGTGCCCGCTGGCCCCCGGGGGTCCCCCAATGCGCTCGCCGAACGCGCGATAAAGAATTTTTCCCGACAAAGAACTTTGCCGCGCAAAGTGTGTAGACGGGTAGTCGGGTAGTCGGGTAGACAGCTACATGGGTAGTTGGGTAGCCGGATAACCGGGGGTCGGGCCGGTAAGCTCCTCCGGCCTCGCTCTGTGACGAGGTATATAATAAGGTCTCGCCAGTCCCCCAAGGCCGTTCATTATGAAGAAAGTTTAATGCTCTGCGGTCGGGGGAAGGGCATTTTAGCCTTGACGCCAGCCACGCGAACGTTTAAACTGAAATAGTCGAGCGAGGAAATAACCATGGAAGACTACAAAGAAGACTACCAAGGTGAGTACGATCACTACTTCACCACTGAATCAGCTGCTGAGACGGTTCGGGGGTACGTTATCCTCCGCAAACTCTGGACGCGAGAACGCATTGAGAAAATCCGGCGTGAGAATCCGGTGAGATTGCCGCAATGACTCCCGCACGTCGCGCACTCACTCATGAACTCATCCGGCTGCTATGTGGCCCGGATTGGCCGATCATCACACTACCGAACCCGGAGCAAAAACAATGTCCCTCTGCTGGACTGACCGCGACACCTTGCGCGAAACCGGAAAACGCGAACTGATTCTGACCATTACCGCGTGCCTTTTGGCAATCGCCGCGCTCAGCTACGATCCGTCGCAATCCCTGTTCCAAGGCCCGCTTGTCGGGCGTACCGTAACGGAAGATTCCGCACGCGAAGATTCCACACACGAAGTACCCACTCTGACATTTCAAACATGGAGAACATCATGATCCAATGGGATTTAGTCTGGAGTCCGGAAGGGCGAATTATCGCACGTGTGGAGGCGGTTTCCGCTAAGGCGGCTGTTAGAAAAACACCCCTTCCGTTTCGCAGGTTCAAGGGGGAAGTTTACGCTCGTCGCGTGAACGAACCGCCGACAACGCCTGCACTCACGTTCGAGAACTGGCGCACTACCTAAAAAGATCGGGGGCCGTGGTGCCGATAAGGATATGCTCACGTTAAGCTTTGGGAACCTACGCTAGTGAGTAATCGCCCCTCAAACGAGCCACCCGCACTAGTACTATCCGAGCGGTAGTACTATTGAGGTTTGTTCGTTCAAACGGCCTCGATACGATCCAACTACAGATATAGGAGAAAATAACCATGTCCCGAACCAGAGATGTTGAAGTTCTCAACACTGCCGGAATGTCCGACAACGCAATCATGGAGACGCTCGACCTGCGCGACTATCGCAAGGTTCCCGTTTCTTATCAGGACCCTACGACCGGCGAATGGCGCGAAATGCCCGACTCTGCGATTATCCTCCATCCAGACGATAACCGCCCGGTTTCCAAGGTAGTTTCGGCGGACTACCACGTTCACCAAGCCTCGCAACTGCTCTCAATGGTCCGCGACTATGGCCGCGAGTCCGGTTTGGAACTCACCCAGATTGGCACGTCGCGTGGTTCCCTGTTGGCGAAATACCGACTCCCCCGCGAGACTGAGCAGGCCATCATCAAACCCGGCGATACTGTGTCTAGCGGGGTGACTCTCTCGACGGGTTTCGATGGTTCAACCTCTATGCGCATTGCAAGCTGGATTGAACGCCTCATTTGCTCGAATGGTGCCCGCGTCACCAATGATGCTGCCGCATTCTCGATCAGTCACTCGGCCAAGCTCACCGGAGACGTACTCGCACGCGCGGGTAAGGCTGTGGAGCAAGTGCTTGCTTCGACTGGTGCTCACACGTCATGGGTCAGGCGTCTGAGCAATGTGGCCGTTTCTCCCGCCGAAGCGAAGGCGTTTCTTCGCATCTTGGCGTACCCGGGTACGCTGATCCGGAGTGAAGCACAGTTGAAAGGCCGCGCGGAACTCGACTTCGATGCGCTCCGGCCCGCATGGGAAGCACTCGTCTCCGAACTTTCCAAGGCCATCGTATGGGGATCGGATATGGATCAGCCGTTTGCTCCGAACACGACGTACCGCGCAATGCTCGACTCATACCAATCCGCACCCGGCGCGGAACCGAATACGCTCGCGGGCGTTTGGCATGGCGTCACGCACCATTGGTCGAATGGCGCCGGCGGAACTCGCGCATCCCGTCAATGGAGCGTTCTCCAGGACGTGGCCGCCCAACGCAACGCCCTTGCGGCCTCGATCCTCGACTCGTACGCTTCGGCGGTAGGAGCTTAACCCCAATGCCACGCCTCCGCACCACCCCCGCATCCGCACGCAAGGCCGCTACCTCCTTGCGAATCCTCGCCAACGCTATCGAAGACGGTTCGATAACGCGCGGCTGGCTTACGGTCCAAGTCCACGCGAAAGAAGAGTCAGACGACCGCGACCGTCATTGTATGGCGTCGTTCGTAGACTACGAGTCCGGTCGGCATTTCGAATACGGCGAACTGACCGATACGCCCACCGTGGGTGTTTGACTGGCCCGGAACGTACCCTAAATATGAAAAATCATATATTCGCTGGAGGAAATATGAAAAATCATATTCGCGTGTTTGACGCGTGACAGCCGGTTTGCTGATCGCCTTGGTGTTGATCGTTCTAACACGTTGGCGGAGATGAAAACTAAAAAGGGGTCTTGACAAGGCCCCTTTGAACGTTTAAACTCAAAGTATGAAGGAACCAATTTACGTCTCCCCTCGCTACGACCGCTACACGTGCATCGTACGCGCTCGCGAATACCGCAAGGCCCACCCGGACGCACACGTCACGGTTCACGAATCGACCGATTATGGATACTCCTACTTCGAGGTGCGCTAACATGGACCAATTTGCCTACTTGTACGCCGGGCTACTCATCGCCTTGCTCACCATCGCCGTTCCGCTCGCCGCCGGTTACCTCTGCTACGTGCGCCGCGTGATCGACGAGTTAACAGCCGTCGCAGCCGTGGGCATCGTGGCAATGGCCGTCTGCGTGCTAGTCGGAATCGGCCTCTATCCGTAAAAGGATATAACTCATGACACGCGAACAAATCACTACCGCCTTTAGAACCCTCTATTCCGAACGCCTAGAACTGGTGCGCGAGTACTCGGCGCATCGCAATGAGATCGAGGCCATTCAGCTACGCCTTGATGAAATAGCCCGCCAAGATGAGTTACTTAAGCAGGAACTCGCTACGCTCATCGCCCATGGTCACGTGCGGGTTCGTAATGCCAGATCACTCACACTCGCTACGCTCGCACCACACCCTACAACCTAGCCCGCTCGACGGGCGGACGCCTCACTCGCAAGTTTCGAGCACAAAACGTCCGCCCGCTGATCTTTGACAACACCCCCATAATACCCACGTCAATACCCCCATTGGAGAGTACCCCCGATACCCCCAAAAAAGCACAAAACTATTATGCGGGTGCTATAACTACCCCCCTACGAGGGTAACAATACTCTGTCAATATCCCCAGATGAGGGTAACGCGATACCCCCATAAAAGGGTATTGACAACCCAAATGAGGGTATTGTCAAGCCCCCAAATGGGGGTATTTCACCACCCGCAAGTGGGGGTAACCGACCCCGACCCCCCAAACGGGGGTGTGAGGGGGAAGGCCCACCCCGAGGAACGAGGGGTGGTGTTTACTCGCATTTCCCCACAGAAAGTGGAAAATTTCTAGAAACAAAGTGGGGGTGGTCATCTGGATAGTAGTGGTGTTTAAACGGGTTTTCATTTTACGGCGGGGGCCCGGTGGAGGGTTTTTTGCGTTTAAACGTTCGTTTTCCGGCCCCCAGGGCTCACTCGAAATGGCTCAATGGAGAAGTGGTCACTCGGAAGTCGTAGCTGAAGTCACAACCGGGGTCTTCTTGTCTGGGTGTACGACGGTGCCCGTGTCCATTTCTAAGTCGTTTGTTTTCAATCACTTACCCCGCGGTACGCGGCCCCGTATAACCCGAAAAGTAGTGGTCGGAAAACATCTCACGAGTTAAGTCGGGGTATTCTAAATGCGCGTTTCCGTAAGCGAATGAGATTATGCGGGTGTTGTTTTCTTCGACAGTCACGGGGTTGTTTGAGCGATAGACGTGAGCTTTTTCAATCAAGTTAAGCATTTCAGCAGATGTTGAAGACACACTATTCAGTGAACGCCCTTGTTATTGTTCTTGTATTACAATAAACCCGTGAGACCTTTTTCGTGACGATAACTCGTTTATTTTCAACGAGTTACACCGGGGTTAAGGGTACAATCCAAATTCCTGTGAGTCATTTCGTGTGAGTTCGTCCGAGTGAGGGACCCCGGGTCGTTCTCCTAAGTTCTTTATTTTCAGTGACTTACACCGGGGGCAGTGGGCCATACAGAAATATCCACTTCAATTGCGTTGTCTTTACACCGGAAGCCATTTTCGACAAACGTCGGTTTTTTGGCAGTTTTCGTCAGTTTGTCTTCGGCAACCTCAAAAATCTCAGTTTGAAGTGCGGTGATCGCAGAAGTATGCAACTGTATCATGTATGAGTTCCTGCCAGTTTTTTCTGTAAGTTCCATCTCATTTTTCTCAAGAATGGCAATTTTTGTTTCTAGAGTATCGATTGTCGTAGACTGCGTATCGATTTTTTTATACAAAACACCGCACACCGCCGTCATTAGAAAGACATACAACGTCACAATGACGATTACGTTGCTTTCACTAGAAAGTCTAGGAGTAGTCACACCCCATGCTACCACCTCCCACCCCACTAGTCAAGTGCTAAACTAACAAATGAAATGGACTTAATCTCAACTCTCCAAGCGCTCATCCAGCCCCGTCGCCCCGATCCATCGAAAGACTTCATCGACATCCGCGACCTGACCCCAACCGGAGCCGCCGACCGCCAACGAGTGTTGAAAAATACCTCACTCCCCCTACCCCAGGCCAACGCCGAGTTAGACAAACACGGAACCGCCGCGATTCTCAACATGATCGGTCGCAACAAAGACCCCGAGCCGCTACTGAACCCCGAGCGTTTCGTTAAGTTGTTTTCACAAGACGCCCGCAACATGCAAGCACCCGGTTACAAAGACGACGTTGTGAACGGCAAATCGACCATTTCGCGTTCCAAACCTAAAACACAAGCCGACGTAGCCTCCAACCTACCCGTCGTCGAATTACTACTCGCGTTACTTGGAAAAGGGGCCACCGCCGCGAGCCCCTCCGCGCAATACCTCGCGAAGACCTTCGGTATCGGCCAGGCCCAAAACGCAGCTATGAACGCCCTCGGGGGAGTAGACGGAATCCAAGAACGTTATCAAAACGCGATGTCCCAAGCCAACGGGGGCAACCGGATGCCCTTCTCACCGTTTTAATCGATTCAAAAACGTCCGCGTACCCGCTTCCGTTCTCCGTACCCCGCGTAAAACGCGCCAAACCGTCATGCGCGTGACTCCATAAATCGTCGACAAATCCATCATCGACAATCCATCCCGCTCATAGCCGACACGAATTAGCGCTAACTGCTTGTCGGATAACTTCTTATTCAAATGTTACACTTCCCCAAACCCAATCTTACCATGAAAGAGACTTCAAAGAAAAGGACTTTTTTCAATGCCCGCTGTTACTGGTTATAAAATCGCTCTCAACAATTCCTCGGGGAACTGGACTGCTATTGTTTCTCGCAACTCGACTACTTCAATCGTCGATCCGACTTCCGGCGCTCCGAACCGCCTAAATCTCGGCCCGATTCTTGACGCAGGTGTAAACGGCCCCCTCGCCGTAGCCACCATCACCGCCGCGACGAACGCCACGCCGATTGTACTCACGAACACCCTCGACAACGGTACCTTCGCGGACGGCGATCTCGTAAACGTCGTGGGTGCGCTCGGCAACACGAACGCGAACGGAACCTTCCTCATTACTTCAACCTCAGGCTCGGGCACCGGAATGACCCTCGTGGGCTCAGCCGGTAACGCCGCCTGGACTTCGGGCGGTAAGGTCTACAAAGTCAACGTCGCCCCGACCCTCGCAATCATCCTCGCAAAGGTAATCACCGCAGTAGTAGACGACTACGGACGTAACGGTAACTAATGGCCGTCACCGATCCCCCCGTACCCACAGTAACCCCAGTCACTTTCGATTCCTCATTCGTCTACGGTCGTCAACACATGAACCAAAACTTCACGATCACACGGGCGCGAGACTTCGAAATGACCGGTTACGTCACGCGGGGGGCATCGGCTGAGTCACTAACCGGCGCGACAATCACACTAACGGCCAAATGGGACATCGACGGGGATGTAGTCTTCCAATGCTCGTCTCCGTCTGATGGAATTACAATAACGTCGCCTTCCACGGGGGCGTTTACGTTACTAATATCCGCTTCGAAAACCTCCTCACTACCGTTAGACAAAGAAATCTTCCTCCCATACGAATGCCGTTTAACAACATCCGCAAACCGCTCTTACCCAATTCTGTATGGTAAAATAACCGTGAGACCAAATATTGTTTAAGGAATTTCCCAAATGGCATTCGCTCCTCCCATTGCTGTAAAAGCCTCAGGTTACACTACGACTAACCCCGCGAACATCACTGCCGGCACCGTCCTAGCCCATACCTTCACTGCCCCGGGCGCAAAGACCGATAACTCACTCGTAATCGGCAACTTCCCGTCACTAGAAGCCAACGTTTCCGTAGTCGGTTGGCGCGTTTCCGCCGCGAATACCATTGAAGTGCGTTTATACAACCCAACAGGCGTCGATATCAACCCGGGTTCGCAAGAAGTCCGGTGGATGATTTTCTAACAATCAGTCAACAATGAACCCCGATATCGCACTAAACGATATCTACGAAACGAACCCGGTTGGGATTATCGAATTCGATAACCCGGTCGGGTTTATTACATTAGTAGTAGACGTTACCGCGACTACGGATTTAACGCCGCTCGTATCACCGAATGATAACTAAGACTTGGGGTAAGAAGATTCTCGCGAAGTGGGTGAAGTTACTAAAACTAAGCCCGCCGAAGTGGGATAAAATCACATTCTCATTCGGGGCCGAGGATGAAAGCGAAGACGTACCAATCGGATTCTGTAAATGGTTTTACGAATTCCAAACCGCAGAAGTGTTCCTAATGACCCCTCGCGTGTACGAAGAACGGTACGGGGAAGAATTAACGAATGAAATCGCGGAAAAGGTCATTATCCACGAGTTACTTCATGTCGTCTTACAAGCGGGCGGCACGGGTAACCAATATGACCAACATTTAGAACAAGGTTTAAACGTACTCGCAGAAATCCTCTGGCGTGTGTACGGCGAAGAGTAATGTCTACTACCCCTATCGACAAGATCCGAATGCTCAGGTGGAAGGCGCGGACGGACGTGTTATTCCTCGCGAACGAAATACTCGATTATAAACAAGTCGAGGCCAATTTCCACGGACCAATCATCGATTTACTACAAAAATTCCCCAAACCCAACTACAAACAACACCTCGAACACGACGAGTGGGACGGGAAGCAGTTCAAATACAAGCCGTTAGTGAAAATGATGGCTTTGGAAGGTAAGCGTAGATCGCTGTTACTCTGGCCCCGGTCAACTTTTAAGACCACGATAAACGTCCAGACCCACGTAATTCAGTGGCTTCTGAATTACCCCAACGCCGCCATCGCCGTCTTCCAGTCGAATACCGAAAAAGCGGAAATGTTGTTGCAGGAAATCAAACGCCACTTCCAATTCAACTCGAAACTCCGCGAATTATTCCCCGAATACTGTCCGCCTGAGCGAAAAGCCGCCGATTTCGGTACGTCATCCAAGTTCACACTTCCGTGCCGCACAGAAGGTCGCCGCGAACCGTCCGTTATGTGCTTGACAATCGAAAAAGGAACCGCTGGTGTCCACTTCGATGTCATGAAATTCACCGATATCGTCGAGCCCGAGAATGTAAAAACCAAAGAACGCATCGTTTCGGTCAAAAAAGCCTTCTACATGGCCGAACCGCTGCTCGTAACCCCGAACCATTGGATTGACGTAGAAGGAACCCGCTACCACCACGAAGACCTGTACGGCGAACTCATGGATTATTGGTTTAAACAGAAGGAACGGGGTGAGGAACCGTCGTACAAAGTAGCCGTTTCGTCCTGTTTCGCACGTAAATTCCCGGACGGAAAGCCTTTTTACACCCCGGAATCACTTTCGCTACCCTTCGACAAGGACGTTTACGGAAAACCGATCCCCGTTTGGCCCGTTGATATCGAAGGTGCCCCGCGTTTGTCATATAACAACCTAATGGAACTCAAGGAACGTGATCCGTACATCTTCGCGACACAGTATTTGAATTCTCCCCAAGGCGGCGCGGGCGGTTTGATCATTTTCGAAGTCAACGACTCGTACCCGAAGAAGATTTCTACGTCGAATTTCTACCAAAACGTCAATGTAGTTTATCGTGTACTGACCGTCGATACGGCGGAGACCAAGGGACAGACTTCAAACCGCTCGGCACTAGTCATCGGGGCGTTCGATGAAGCTAACCGTTGTTACGTTGAGGATATTGTTGCCGACAAATGGCTACCGGACGAACTCATAATGAACATTGTCAACATGGTTCGTAAGTACAACCCTCAAACGGTCTTCATTGAGAAAACTTCATTCGTCAACGGGTTGATTATTTCGCTAACCGCCGCTCTACAACGGGCCGGTTTATACAATCCAATCGAACTCGTCGCCCGCCACGGGCAGAAGAAAATCGAACGTATCCAGAACACGCTACAACCGTGGTATAACTCGGGTAATTTGCGTTTTGTTCTCAAAGAGGAATTCGAAGTCAACTCCCCAACACGCGGGGGTATCGGTTCCGACGCCTGGAAACTGACGCTAAAAGAACTCGAATCCTTCCCCGCAGGTTCGGACGACATTCTTGATGCGCTATCCGACCTATTCACGGGAAAAGAGTACTTCGGGCGCTTACGGGGCCGTACTGACGACAACCTCCAGTCGCTACTAGCGAACGAAACCCGTTTAGCGTCCAAACTCGCCGCCCAACGCGTAACGCTATTCGAACAAATGATTCTAAACGAGCCCGGAACGGTCGAAACTACCTCGAACCCCAATAACCGCTACTTCACAGGTGGGTTATAATCATATAAATGCCCAATTTAGTTCAAATTCCTGACGTAGACCCGGTTGACTTCACAGTAGAGTCGATTAAGGAAGCGATTGACCTAAGTCGCGACAACGAGGCGTTAACACTAGTCAATTCGCAGTTCTTCCAATTCAGGAATTGGCGTAATAACAACATCGAACCGGATTGGATGAAGTCCGATTCGTTGTACCTGGGCTTAGTACAACAGCGTTTTTGGGATGGAACGAAAGTCCCCCGCGCGTCGATGCCGTGGCCTATCGCTTTCGAGCACGTAGAAGTCGCTTACGCCCAGATCTACGAATCGCTATTCTCCCAACCCGATTGGTTCTCTATCGAAGCGGACGCAGACGTGGCCCCCGAAGAAGCGCACGCGATGCAGACGCAGTTACGTTACTATCTCGACCACGACAGGGAGCAATTCGGCGTCTCGGCCCCGATGGAGATTGGGCAGTCGGTTAAGGATATCTTACGTTACGGCGTCGGGTGCATGGCGTTGGAATGGGACGGCGAACGGAACCGCCCGATTTGGTCTTATGTCGATCTGAAGGAAGTTTACACCGACCCCCAAGCGAAGTCACCCATCGTGGATTTCTCGCGGGCGTTAATCCGGCGTTCTTTAATCACAATCGAACAAGTCAAAGCGTGGTCGGGCATTCCGGGAATTAAAATTCCTTCAGACGACGTTTTGTACACGTTAGCAACACACACAAACGGTTACGACGACCGGGCGCGGGACATCCAAGACGCCATGCTCGGGCGAGAAATCGTCTCCAGTAACCCCTACACGCAATACACGCCGCAACTACTAATCGAAGTCCTCACGTATTGGTCGAAGACAAAACACATCATCGTTCTCGGCGGGCAACGGGTGATTTTAAATGCCGAAAACCCGTATAAGATGATCCCTTACGTAATGGCCCCATGTACTATGCAGCCCGGACGCCTACACGGACGCTCGATCCCGGACGTAATTGAGAAAAATCAACGTTATATCGAAGGGCTACTCAACTCGCGGTTGGACGAAATCTCACTCGCGTTAAACCCGCCCCGGGCGTCGAAACAGGCTACAAACTTCACCCCAACCTCACGCATGTGGCATCCGGGTATGAACATGCCGTTTCAGAACCCGAAGGATGATTTCATTATTCAACCCCCGTCGAATGTAACCGCGACGGCGTTAGAAGAAATCAACATGATCGGCGTCATGGGCGAAAAACTCGACGGCATCAACAGCCACATGTCGGGCGTCCCGCGCGGAGGTAACAGTAATCGTACCGCGACGGGAATGACGCAGCAGTTACAAGCCGGTCAGCTACGCACAATGATGGTTGTCCGTAATATCGAAGACTACTTACTCGTCCCCGCGTTGTATAAAACAATCAAAATGATCGAGTACCACCAAGCGGGTGAGCGGCCCGATGAAAACGGTGAAATGCAACCCCGGCTACCGTACGAAAAGTGCCGTTTCAAAGTCTTCGCCTCCAACCGTATGCTTTCGCGCGACGGCATCATGCAAGCGTTTCCATTCATCATGCAGTACGTTTCAAACGGCACATTTCTACAGCAACTAGCCTCGACGGGTAAGACCGTAGACTTCGAAAGTCTATTCTCGCTACTAACCGAAGCCACCCGCTTAGGACGCACCTACAACTTCGTCCGACCACTAAACGAACAAGAACAACAATCCCTCTCCCAACCGCCGCCCGAAGTCGTCGCCCAATCACAACAAAAAGACAAAGAACTACAGGCCAAAATGCAAATCGAGCAGATGAAGCTCGGGGCCGCGAATGATCCGCAGGCGAAACAAATGGAATTGGAAATCGAGGCTCGTAAAGCCGAAATGGACCTCCAGATGAAACAAATGGAAATGGCTACGAAAGAGCGCATGCTGCAACTCCAGACTAGACAAAAAGAAATGGAGTTGCAACTAAAAGCCTTCGAGGCGCAAATGAACATGCGTAACACCGCCCAAGAAGCACAACTCCAATCCGAGGTATCGAGACAACAACATGAGCAGTCACTCATCCAACAGCAACAACAACACGAAATGTCCCAAGCCCACGCCGAGCAAGCCGCCGAATCGAACCGGCAGCAAGTAGACGTGGAGAATCAACAGAAGAATGACTTCGCGCACGAACAGGCGGAGATTAAACTGAAGCAATTGAGTATGAAGAAGCCCAATCCGAGTACCCCGGCGAAGAAGTAATTATGAAAGATAAATTGAAAGAATTGATCCTCGACCCCGATGTGGCGGTTGAGACGAAACGGAAGTTACTTGGTATCCTTTTAGAAGAGAAGTCGACGCCTAGTGTAGGACCTTCGGTGGCAGAGTCAATCGACATCTACCGCCGCCTTCGTGAAGCACAAAAGAGCGCTGCTAAAAGTTCTCCCCATAATGTATGGTGGGGTATTTTTCCACCAGTGGATCACTCCGAACCTTACTGTGACCGAACTCGTGTTGGATCATCGGGTCTAACCTACGAAACGCTTTTAAACACTGAAGGCACGGGCAGTACCTACGGTCATCGTTAAGCAATGGAACTAACCAAATTCGAAGAAGACTGCTTCCGCGACCTTCTCACACACGCCGGGTGGAAAGTTTATCTAAAAATGCTCGAAGTGCTTAACAACAACGTCCTCGAACTACTCTTCACGACACAACCGGGTGAGAATAAAGACGACCGTCTACTAGCCTACTGGCGGGCGGTCCAAACGATACTTAGACAAGCCAAAAACGCCTCATCCGCAGATGATTTTGTACAATTAGAAATGGAACACCTCCACGATGAACCCAAATAACACCAACCCCGGCGCAGAAGTTACCGGGAATGACGATTTAGACCTACAACGCGAGATTGAGGCTATTTTAGCCCAGTCGAATGGTAATAACGCGGGCACACAGCCAACACAACCCGTTTCTACCGAAATCGAAACCGAAATCGGCGGGCAGAAGATTAAATTCGCGAACTCAGCCGAACTTGGCTCGAAGATTGGTCAAATTCTTCAGCAATACCAAGCGCTGAATGCCGAAAACTCGACGCTAAAGGCCCAAATCCAACCCAAGAAAGATGAAAAAGCTACCCCCGCTGGTTTTTCAAACGACACTTGGGCCGAGTTAATCCAAAAAGGCGATGTCCTCGGGGCGCTAGACTACGCGAACAATCACTTATACTTCAACGGCCAGCAGCCACAAGCGTCGAAAGCCCTCGCGGCAATGGTTCAGCAATCTCAGCAAACCGCAATCGACCTCGCGGTACTACGTTTCAAAGACGCACACCCCGAGCTACCCCGTACCCCCGAAACCGCCGCCGTCCTAGACCAAATCCGCTCACAATACAACTTCCCATTCACCGCTGACGGACTGGAATCCGCCTACGCGATGGCTAAGCACCGGGGTCTGATTACCCCCACCACCCCGCAGCAAGAACAACGTCACCAACCGCAGTCTACCAACCCGTCGCTAACGAAACACTTCCAATCCCCCGTCCTCGGGCGCCAATCCGGGGCCGATCCGACGCAGTTATATGCCTCCCAACTCGAACAAGCGGCTAACATGTCCACCGAGCAATTGTATGCGTTAGCCCAACGTCTCGCGGCCCAGGGGATTAATTAATCCAAATGTGTTAAGATGTTATTGAAAATTAAAACGAGGTTCCACTAAATGGCTTATACCCCAGCTTCAATGACCACAGCCACTCCCGGCTTAGCGTCCGTAATTAATCAACTCTACTACAACCGAGTTGGCATGGATCGACTTCAGAAGAAGTTCATGTTCCGTAAACCGTGCGACCCGGAGAATCTTCCGCTGAATGAAGGTCGTACTGGTACGTGGTTCCGTTGGGATAACCTCACGGCTAACACTACGCCTACTACGGAAGGTACCGTGGGTACTGGGCTTACGATTTCGGCCAACGCCCTGACGGCGACCGTTTCGCAGTTCACTAACTTCATTTCGCTGTCGGACTTCCTTGTTCAAACGGGCCCGTCGCCGCTCGTGTCAGCCGCTTCCGAACTACTCGGTTACCGCGCTGGCCTGACCGTCGATACGCTTACTCGGCTAGTGATTGATAACGAGTATGCTTCCGTCGCGTTAACCCCGGGTGCCACTTACCTCCGTCGAGGCGACCTCGCTACTGCGCGTGGTCTCTTGCAAGGCGTCGACGTGAAGCCGTTCGAGGATGGTCGTTTTCTCGCAATCAGCCACCCGTATAACACCTACGATCTGATTAACGACCCGAGCGTGCTTGGTTACCCTGACACGGTAAAGTACACAATGTCTGGCGGCGGGGCAATGAATAGCGCTCCTGATCGTGGGAACATCGTCGATACGGGTTACTGCAACGTTTGGGAATCCACTAACGTGAAGCAGACCGGCTCGCAGTACGATACTTACGTCTTCGGCAAAGGCGGCGTGGCATACCTCAACCTCCAAGGCCAAGGCCCGACTAATGTAGTTGACCCCGAAAAGGAACGCTTTAAGATTAAAGTGTTCACTAGCTCGGGTGGACCCTGGGACCCGGAAGGTGTGATCGCCGCAACCGTGGCCTACAACTTCAAGACCACGGCTTTCGTGAAAGACGGCCCCGCTCCTATCGGCGGAACCTACCGCTTCAAAATCATCCGCGCCGCCTCGACAATCGCCTAACCCCACTCGCTTGTTCGCTCGAAAGCCCTTCTTAGGTAACCACCTGAGCGGGGCTTTATTTTTAACAGGAGTTTTTCCCAATGGTAGTTTCCAACAACCCCCCTTTCCGTAACCGCGTAATGTCGCAGATTACCGTTGTTCCAAATTCCGGTACGGATCTAGCGACTAAGGATACGATTGTCTACGGTGTGCATATTTGTAACAACACAGCGGGTGCGGTTACATTCACGTTAACTGACAAACAAGGCACGCCGCTAAAAATCTTCAACGCTCAGTCAATCGCCGCGAATAGTTCTCTGACCGTTAATTGGAACGAAGGCATCTTTTGCACGGGCGGTTTAGTGTGGTCCGCCGGGGCCGCTACGTCACTCCACGGCTACGTCGATGCCCGGTACCGGCAGTAAATGACAAGTAATTACGTCGGTAAGCCCACGAATACGCTCACATGGTCGGACGGGACGGCTTTTTCCGGCTATGTACGGATACTTACGTCTTTTCCCGACGACTATGATCAAGCGTTTAAAATCGCCGACCATTACGAACAGATGTTGCCGCAGGATTATATATTACCCGTCTCCCACGGCGTAATCAACAACAACCTCGCGGTTTGGTATAACTCGGAAATCTCCCCGTTCGGCACGACCTACGCGTGGGAAGCCTACGACTCTACCTTCCGTAAAATCGCCGGGCCGTCCGCGTCGTTCACCGTCTCAACCGCATCCTTCACGCTCCCGTCGTTGACTATTCCCACACAAACCCCACCCCCGACCATGCCGTTAAACACAAACACGTATTACGAATTCCCGGGCGGTGATAATTACACGCCTGACTTAGCGAACGGGCAGTTTCAGCAGATTTATTTGAATCGCGTAACGACGACGATTGCTGCCCCGATTTACACCGGCGGAACGTTAGTGCCCGGACAAACGCTGACGTTAATCTTCTGGCGCGATAACGCCTCGTCGTCTACGCAACGTAACGTAGTAATGCACTCAGACTACCTGTGGGCGTCGGGGTCGATTGATGACTCGGGCTTCTTAATTCTCCCGTCCGGCACAAATGTTCAAAATATTGCAACTTTTGTGTACCAGCCGACGTTAAAATGGCTTAATACTTCTTGGTTGTCTGGAGTCCCGAGGTCGTAAATGAAGAAAATTCTTTTCCCACTATTACTAACGGCCTTCGTTTACGGCCAACATACTAATAAGCTCGATATTAATAAAACCCCGTCGTCACCGGGTAGAATTTTATTCGAGGGTAATTCAACCGCCCCCACTTCACCCACGTCCACGAATGTGAATGTTTTCAACCGGAATGGGAAGTTGTTGTGTAAAGACGCGTCGAATAACGACTGTTGGTCGGTAACTAACTCGGCGGGCACAGACGTACCGATCTCGAACATCTCTGGTGCGCTCGTTTCGGTAAAAGACTACGGGGCTGTTGGTAATGGCGTCGCCGATGATACTGTGGCGATTCAGAATGCCATCGCGGCGGGACCATCCGTCTTCTTCCCATGCGGCGATTACAAAATCACGGCCAAGATATCGTTGTCAACGGGCAAAACTATCACAGGCTGCGGACCGGCAAACCACTGGCGGGGGTCATCGGGCACACGGCTAGTCTACTACGGCACCGACCGGGCGTTAGAGATCAAACCGCCCGTTTCCACTGGCTACGACACCATTAACATCATTGATATTGAGATAAACGGCGTTAATGCTACGGGGAGCGCGATGGGGTTAGTTATCGATGGTTCGGCGTCGGGTGCTTACGTCGAGGGCGTTTATACGTCGGGCATGACCATCTCCGACTTCCCGTCGTATCAAATGTACGGGACGGGGTTGATCTTCATGTTGTCCTACCACAACTCGACGTTCATCAACATCAACCGCCCGTCTGGTGACCACACGATCTTCTTCGGCAACAACCAATACCGCTCGCAAGTGTACTTCTACGATTGCAATATCGGCCAGTACGCAGTGGGGAAGTGGGCGTTTAAAGAAGAACTCTCCACACGCGTGTCATTCTACGGGGGTACGATATTCATGGCCGGGCTGTCGGGCTCAAACGGTGCCCACGGCGTGTGGGTTAATGGCGGTCTCGATCTATACGGCACTTCGGTAGAAGGTCTACCCGCCGCGACTGCCTCACAAACCGCTGTTCGTTACACGGGGTCAAACGGCGCAAACATCCAAGGCACCGTTATTGCATCTGCTATTGGCGTGGAAATCGGCGACCCGGCCTCGAAGTCTACCCCCGCGATTTGGGCTGTGTTATCGGGTAATATCGGTAATAACGTCACGGATGTCCAAATCTGGGACGGCGGTTCACGTATTGGTACGACGTTACTATCACTCGGCGATACTGCGACGCCTATTACCGTCGTAAACGCCCGTGCGACCACGGACGGCGTATACACCGACGTATTATGGTGGAAGTTCAATTCCGGCCTAGACATCGGAGCGATGCCGTTTACAACCACCGGGGTCGTTAACACGGGGGCGCTCACTTCAACCGCTATCACATCTACGTCCGCAATCGGCGCGACGAGTACCATTACCGGCTCGACGTTAATTGCGAACACTGGCATCATCCAAGGCACGGGGTCGAACCCAATCCTAATCAACAACAACGCGCAGTCACAAGATAAAGTCAACATCGCCTTACGTGCTTATTCGTCACAAACCCTGCCGTTCATCTCCGCCCAAGATTCCGCAGGCGTCGAGTTAACTAGACTTAACAAAGGCGGTGAACTACAGTTAAATGGCGTCGCTTATGCGTCACTACCATCCCCGACTAATGGCATGTTCCAATACTGCACCGACTGCCAACAGACCAATCCGTGCGCGTCGGGTGGCTCGGGGGCCTTCGCTCGCCGTGAGGCAGGCGTGTGGAACTGTGCCGGTTCCGGTGGAGGCGGCGGAGGTACGATTACGGCGGTTAACTCGGGCACTGGCATTTCAGCCTCAACCGTGGGCACTACAGTAACAGTAAACGTAGACACAACCACTGTCCCCACATTCCTAACCAACACGGCGTCAATCGACTTTGGATCAATCGCTGCCTCCGCGTGTGCAACCTCGAATATCACAGTAACGGGCGCAACTACTGGAGACGCTGTAGCCGCTGGCTGGCCCGCCGCTCTCGAAGCTGGTCTCCTCGGCCAAATGTCCGTCACCGCCGCCGACACGGTAACCGTCCGGCTGTGTAAAATTACCACAGGTTCCGTGGACCCGGCTAACGCAACCTTCCGCGCTACAATCGTCAGGAGTTTCTAACGAATGCGTTTGTTTTTCTCACTACTCGCGACACTACCGCTCTGGGCGGTTTCTAACGCCATCACGGTGCGTAATACGAACTTGTCGGCTCAAACGGGGCGTGTTGTTACGATTTCACGACCATTCGTAAAAGACGAAATCTGCGATTACCCCCGGCCATATGTCTCGGGCACCGGGGCGTCTGTGTGGCAGTCTGAACACATCAACCGTTGGCCCGCGTCGGCTGTATGCGCGTCGGGGTCGGTTAAGAAAGCTACTATTTCGTGGCAGGCCGATTACACAGGTACGTCAATTACTACGGTCGATTTCCGTAACTCAACTAACCCATGCTCGTCGGGCAATCAAGCCGCATGTGACGCAGCCGCGTTAGACGAAGCGGGGATGTTGGCCTTCAACGGTGGGACGTGGACGACTTCGATGATCGTTACCCCGAACCCCGCTGGAACAAC